GTCAAAGGCTTCCTCTTTGAGACGCTTCAGCTGGCTCCGGATGATGTCGTCATCTTCCAGCTCAATGGCATTTTTAATGATTTCTAGCCGTTTGATCGGTGTGCTCATGATGCCTTTCGCTCTGGCGCTTAAGTATTTGAGTTAAGGTTAGTTGTTGTAAAAGCTACAGGAAATAATACACACGGATGATGATCGGCGCGATGGGGGATTTCTTTAGTTTTTAGGGTTTGTGAAAGAGTGAGAGTTATTGAATCTTCCTTCTGGAACGGGGAGCGCGAGGTTAAATGTGACCATAGAGTTTACTTTTGAATGCGTGAGCCGAGAAACTCGAAAATTTGGGGTTCTGGAGGCGTGCAGCGGCAGCGGTACGCCGCAATAACTGCCAGAGAATGCTTAACAGCATTAAGCATGATTAAAATATCCCAAATGTATAAGAAGTGCGGAGAGCCGGAACCGGTTATCTTGCCGGTGTTGTTATCGGTCGGAACTAACAAGCCGTGACTAAAAGAGAGGATCTCTATACTACCTTCTCTATTTTGAACATCCACAGATCCCTTAATCGGGTGGCCGCCATCATCCTTAAGCCATAGATAAGCAGGAATAGCCATTTTTAAAACTCCATTTCCAATGAGGGTAAAACCTCATTAATGGCTAAAAACGGATCGCAGGTGATACAAATTGTGTTATAGGTTCGTGTTATTTAATTTCGTTACTTATTGATGTTGAAAATAAAATTAATAAATTGATCTTCAGCAGTACGCATTACCGTTATAGCTCTTATGTTGCCCTTTTTGCCTGGCAAAAAGGAAGAACGATGGCATGTATACCGATTTATCCACCCCGCGGGCTGGAGATATTGCGCGAACACATAAGGCTCGCGCGGGCGCGTCACGAAGTCCAGGATATGGCCGCCCCGCTTACGTATACGTGGTTTTATGAGCGAGTAAGAAACGGCGGGCCGTGGGATTACAAACAACAAAAACGGGCTTATGCTGACTTCGGGAATTTCCATTACGGCGCTGTGGGTTATGCAGCGTGCATCCCTGCAAAGATTTTGCTTATTGCTGCCGGCGCGGCGCAGTGGAAAGCCGGCACATCAAGACCCGAGTAGGGTAATTTCACGGGGACCCCGCCGTTTGGTGATGATCCGATTGACCAATTTTGGATAAGGCAAGGCATCGACTATGTTAAACAGCATCACTTTTAGGACGCTGCACTGGATCGCCACTATTCTTATGGCCCTGGCGGTCGCGGGGTACTGTTATTTTCAACATATACAGCGTTTAACTGTTAGTGATCGGCTATATCAAGTTCGCCAGCTCACGCCCCGCACCTGGTTATACATTACTGAGTATGACGGCTCGAACATGACCACCGGGGAAGTGTATCGTTATTTTTTAGCGAGTAAGATTGACGGCGATCCGCTGGTGGCTCTCGAAAAACAACATATCGCGCCCACGCTTACAGCGAATACCGCCCGCGCAAAAGTTGACGGCATAGGCAACAATATCTCATTTACTGTTTACGGCACCGTGTACAGCTTTACAACGTCCGCATTTTTTTATGATGCTGAGGGAATAGCGGCCGCGCCGTCAATTGACTTAACGGCCCGCGGCGAGAGCTGGGACAAGGGGAAATTTAGTCGATAGATAAATAACCCCTTGCGGTCGGGTCAATGATCCGATGAGCCGCGTGTAAGTTTTCACGGCGTACCCGTGCGATATTGGGAAACAGCTGCATCCACCGGGCAAAGGTCTGCCCCACATCAGCCAGGCGATTCAGCAGCGGATACGCGCTATCAGCGGCGCTCTGGCGCGTTCAGCCTTTTCGCACACTCAGAGCCACCCTTAAAACAGATCGTGCGCACAGCAGGGCGCTGGCGCGTCACAGCATGACCAAAAAAATCTTTCGCAGACCAAAATCGCTCTACACCGCACCCGCCTGCGGTTTTTGGATCATCAAATTTTTTCAGTTTTATTTTTCTACAAACCAGACTGCCAGACCTCGCCAGTGCTGGCGGCTTTGCGGAAAACCAGAACTGAAAAGATTGAAAAGAATTTCAGTGTTTTTCACTTTTATGGATCTGCGGAGGATCTAATGAAATTTGTAACTATCAGATAATTAATGATATTTAGGTTTTATGAGAAAAAAGATCAAAATTTAGGAGGCGAGAAGTTCAGGGAAAACCCGCACGGTGAGAGCTGGCGCGGGTTTGGGGGCAGGAAATCACTTAAAAAACTGAAACGTGTAGCAGTGCCTGTTTCATGCTGCATGTAATTTGTTAGGTATGACATGCAAAGTTTTTTCGCTATAGACAGTGGTGTTGCTGGGAATGTCTTTGTTCACAAATGACATAGCGCCGATTACAACGTTGTCACCGATGCGAATCTTATCTGCGATGATGTAGGAACCCGCGCCAATGCTGACATTGTTGCCAATAACAATGGATATCGGCTCTTTATGGACATTCGCACCGGTAATGCCAACCGTTATGTTCTGCCTGATACGCAAAGAGTGTCCGATGACAGCGGAGCCGTTTATCACTATCCCTTGATGGTGGGAAATCACCATTCCGGGTCCGATGTGTGCGCCCAACTGAATATCAGTTCCATATTTGAAAATGAGGTTTCTGTTTATCTTAGTAGCTCGTTTTTTCAGGAAGTTACTGTCTGAATGATGCCAGTATGAAGCAATGCGCCACCAGAAGTGGAAACGGCGATTAGGGCATTTGATAGCTTTATGCAGCACCCCGAACCACGAAAACTTCTTAGAACTCATCATTACTTCCTGGCGTAAGCATTCACGTAAATGATTTGCTCTGGCTTGTTTATCCATTACTTATCTTTCCCTTTCATTTGTCGCGGGAATTTAAAGTCAAAAGTCTATGGAAAGCAACTTTTTGGCCTATTAGTCATGTGTAAAGGGCTTTATCAAAACCTTGATGAGCGGGAGACTCTCTTACTTTCGTGCGACACTCATGTATTGAGTAACAAAAAAGCCACTCAATCGAGTGGCTTAACTGGATGATTCTAAAGCTAAAATTTGGTGGCCCCTGCTGGACTTGAACCAGCGACCAAGCGATTATGAGTCCCAAACTTAAAGCTTATAAAACAATAAGTTACTTTAATTTCAACGCCTTGCGCCGTCGAATAGTGGGGAATATGAAAGCATAGTGAATAGGTTTGCTGCCATTTTGCTGCCATCAAATCAGATTTAAGGGGTTGTACTCCACTGCTTCTGTCAGATGGTCTGGGGCGAAATGAGCATAGCGCATCGTCACCTTAATATCAGTGTGTCCAAGGATACGCTGCAGTACAAGAATGTTACCCCCGCGCATCATAAAGTGGCTTGCAAATGTGTGCCGTAGAACGTGTGACAGCTGCCCGTCAGGTAGCTCAATCCCCGCTCGCTTAATTGCCCCACGAAACGCAGAATAGCACCCCGTAAAGACTGGTTTTGATGTTCTTACTTTTGGGAGTATTTCGTAAAGCTCATCACTTATTGGAACGGCGCGGTTTTTCTTGCCCTTGGTTTTGATATAAGTGATTTTGCCGGGGCTTATTTGCTTGCCTGTTAGTGACTCCGCCTCGCCCCATCGTGCGCCGGTTGCAAGGCATATCTTTACTATAGTTACTAAATCTTCAGCCTTGCTTTTCTCGCACTCAGCCAGAAGCTGCTTAACTTCTTCAACTGTCAGCCAGGCTAGCTCTGCCTCATCGATTTTAAATTCCCGGACGTTTTCGAGCGGATTGGGCGCACTCCAGTCATCCAGTCTTTTTAGTTCGTTGAACATGGCGCGGAAATACGCCAGTTCAAGATTAACGGTACGGGGAGTCACTGCTTTTACACGATCAGAACGTGTAATTTTCCCGCTTAAACGTTGTTCACGGTAGGTTGCAAAAAGTTTGGCGTTAAATTCAGTAGCGAGAGGGTTTCCCATAGCAAAGCAGGCAAATTCCATTGCGCCCTTACGCTTGAGGCCATCAGAGAGTGTAACTCCATGAGCGTTGAACCAGGTTTCAACAAGGTCAGTAACTCGCCGCTTATCTGCTTTTTCTCCTAGCCAGGGCTTGTCCTGCGCTTGATCCTTAATGTGGCGCTCAAAGGCCATGGCTTCCCCCTTGGTGGCGAATTGACGACGAATACGCCGCCCATCCCTACCGTTGGGGAAGACCTGAGCCTGCCACTTACCATTAGATAGTTTTGTTACAGCCAATTATTTTACCTTTGAGAAATGAGGTCTTGAGCAAATTTAGTCAAGCCTGGCTTACCCTCTTCCAGATAGCAGCAATTTTTGAAGTTATCGCTCCAGCTTCCGCTTGCGGTCATTAATTGGTCAGGGTTACGGATGTTGCCGTACTTACGCAAAAGATTTTCTGCTTGCTTTCTGGTTATGGAAAAATCGAATTTTTCCGCAGTTAGGTATTCAAATTTTTTGGTTTGGAGGTCAATGGATAAAGGTAGAACTGTAACTTTCACGCTTTTAGCTGGAGTCTGAAAAAGAGTACGGTATACAGCGTAAATGGATGCTTTATCTGACTCATATTTTATTTCTTTTGAATCTTTAGAGTAGATGCTTGGTGATATTTGAATATGCAAAGGATTTTGCGCTAAAACCTTAAATGCCGGGTACTCAACTCCATTTACGCTGTATGATGAGTAATCGTTATAATCATCCATTAACTTGCTGATACTTTTGTACTGTTCAGGTGTTGCACTGACAGCAAAAGAAGTCATGATTAAAAAAGATATGAGCGTTTTTTTCATTTTAATTTCCTTAATACCTAATAAGTCATTCCATAAATTGTGTTTTGCCAATGGCTTTACCCAAAATTTTCACATCGGTGGCATTACATTCAAAAGATGCCTTTCCGTTTTCAACTCTTACGCGACCGCCAGGCAATCTGTACATTTCGCGGATACTGATAACACCATCCATTTCAGTCAACCAAAACCCATCTACAAGCTCACCTGCAAAATCATCGACTATCCATATCGCACTATCTAGTCCAACAAGGCGGGGCGAGGTTGTGCCTGTTGGGATAAGTTCCGGGGCAACATCAATCTGTTTTTGGTTTTTTACCACCCCATTCTGGATGGTCAGATAACTCAATTGGAGTGTTTTTTGCGCTTGAGGTATCTCATTTGTGTTTTCAATATGTGTTTCCATTTTGGGGGCTTCGCCGAGTCCAAAAACTAACCAATCTAAAGACGCACCAGTTTCCATAGCACATATCAGAACCCAATCCGCAGGAAAGTTACCACGCGTAACCCTATTAGCCATGGTGCTTTGTGACACATCAAGATGTCTGCATAACGCCTGTCGTGAGGTAAAGCCATAAGCTGCGCAAATACGTTCGATAGGGTCTTTGCCGCCATGGGGTAGCTGAATTGACTTACGATTAGTGAACTCTTGTTGTTGACCTTTCCAATTTTGGATCATAGTATTTACGCAAAGTGAGTTGTTATCGAATAGTGTTGAACGCATCCGAATAGTGTAGAGAACGTCACAACTGAGGAATAGTGCATCATGAATCGTAATTTTTCAATGCGCCCCAGCATCAACCTTGTGGTATCTGAGCCATTCATCACACTGGATGAGTTCTGTCGCCGTACTGGTTACAAGCCTAGTTATGCCCGTCAAATGATCCGGGAAAACCGCCTGCCCATCAGGAAAAAAGCCGGAGTTAACAGCCTTATCGAAATCAACATGTTCGCGTTGACGATGGAAGCGGCCCAAGGCTGCGAAGTCGCAATGCAAGCCTGATAGTTCCATTTTGGGATAGAAAAGGATTTACATCATGTTTGATTATCGTGTTTCCAAACATCCGCATTTTGATGAAGCCTGCCGGGCTTTCGCACTGCGTCACAACATGGCGAAGCTGGCGGAACGTGCGGGAATGAACGTCCAGACGCTGCGTAACAAACTGAACCCGGAGCAACCGCATCAGCTCACTCCGTCGGAAATCTGGCTGCTTACCGATCTTACTGAGGACTCCACGCTGGTTGACGGTTTTCTGGCTCAGATTCACTGCTTGCCATGCGTGCCGATGAACGAAGTGGCAAAAGAGAAGCTACCGCATTACGTCATGAGCGCTACTGCTGAAATCGGACGTGTTGCCGCTGGTGCCGTATCGGGTGATGTGAAAACCACCGCAGGCCGCCGCGATGTTATCAGCAGCATTAACTCTGTTACTCGTCTGATGGCACTGGCTGCCGTTTCGATGCAGGCGCGTTTGCAGGCTAACCCTGCGATGGCAAGCGCGGTGGATACCGTGACGGGCCTCGGCGCTTCGTTTGGTCTGATCTGAGGTGGTTATGCTGACTAAAGAACCATCTTTCGCGTCACTTCTCGTAAAGCAAAGCCCGGCAATGCACTACGGTCACGGATGGATCATGGGCAAGGATGGCAAACGCTGGCACCCGTGCCGCTCTCAGGATGAACTGCTGGCTGACCTGTCCACAACCAAACAGGGGAAATCATGGCTATTGAAGGCGCTACGGCGACTGTTCCATTAAGCCCCGGTGAACGCCTGGACGGACTAAACCATATTGCGGAATTGAGGGCTAAAGTGTTTGGTCTGAATATTGAGCCGGAGCTTGAAAGGTTTATTAAAGATATGCGCGATCCACGCGACGTAAATAATAAACAGAATGAGCGGGCACTGGCAGCCATTTTTTATATGGCAAAAATTCCGGCAGAACGTCACGGCGTCAATATTAGTGATCTGACTACTGACGAAAAGCGGGAACTGGTGAAAGCAATGAATCATTTTCGTGCAGTGGTGAGCTTATTTCCAAAGCGGCTAACCATGCCGAATTAATCCACAACAGAAATTAATGGCGTAAACCCGCCGGGCTTCTTATTGCCCAAATTCAGGAGAAACAACTATGCGAAATATTGAAACCCGTACCACTAAAACAGGGCCAGATGATGCTGGACTCAACCTGCTGCTGACTGAGGCACGCAAAGAAGAACGCCGGGGACGCGCAGATGTGATGGCTGCGCGTCTGGATTCTTTAGCTGCCCGTATCGTGTCACGTCAGCTTAACCACACGGAAGCGGCTGAGCTGCTGCGTCAGGAAGCTGTGAAGATTCAGAACGAAGCGCAGGAGATCCACTGATGGCTGATTCAATGGACCTTGTACAGCAGCGCGTTGAAGAAGAACGCCAGCGCCACATCCACACCGCCCGCAATAAAACGCCGGGCGTTTCCCGTGTTCTCTGCATTGATTGTGATGCGCCGATCCCGCCAGCTCGCCGCCGCGCCATTCCGGGAGTGCAGTGCTGCGTCACTTGTCAGGAAATCGCAGAGCTGAAAGGCAAACACTACAACGGGGGTGCTGTATGAGCACTATCCTGAAATGGGCGGGAAATAAAACCGCCATCATGCCGGAACTGATTAAGCACCTTCCTGCTGGCCCGCGACTGGTTGAACCTTTCGCGGGTTCATGCGCTGTAATGATGGCGACAGACTATCCTCATTATCTTGTTGCGGATATTAACCCTGATTTAATAAATCTATATCGTGATATAGCAAAAGACGCATCTGCTTTTATTGAGCGTGCCAAGCATCTGTTTAAAATCTTTAATAGTGAAGATGGTTATTATGATAGCCGTGATTCATTCAATTACGATAAAGACCCTGAATGGCGCGCGCCGCTTTTTTTATTCTTAAATCGTCACGGTTACCGTGGGCTTTGCCGTTATAACAAAAAGGGGGAGTTTAACGTCCCTTACGGTAATTATAAAAATCCTTATTTCCCCGAAAGCGAAATCCGCGCTTTTGCAGAGAAAGCTATTCGCGCAACGTTCATTTGTGCCAGCTACGGCGAAACGTTGGCCTTATTGGTTCCTGGCGATGTTATTTATTGCGACCCGCCTTATGACGGTGCTTTCACTGATTATCATACCGCCGGGTTTACTGAGGATGATCAGTATCATTTGGCGTCTATTCTTGAACGCCGCTCATCTGAGGGCCATCCGGTCATTGTTTCAAACAGCGACACTTTTCTTACTCGTTCACTTTACCGGGATTTCACTCTTAAACGCCTAACAGCAAAACGCAGCATTGGCGTTGCTGCTGGTGATGCTAAGACAGCCGTGGAAATCATCGCCGTATCAAAACCATCAAGAGTCGCTGTTGATCCCCTCCTTTCTGCCCATGACTCATCTGTGGAGGCCAGGGCATGAAAAAAGATGCGCTACTCATCACTGCATATGACCCAGCCAACGGGGAAGAAATCGCTGTTTCGGCTGTTATACGTTTCGACCGCGAAACCGGAATTTTTACGGTGATTTCTATAAACCGAAACCCAGAAGGCCTGGGCGAGGAAGCATTCGTCAGCGTTGGGATTGATGAATGACCGATGCAGTTTTTCCCTACGCATGGAATGCCCCGCGCCCTGCAATCGGCGGTTTTAAGCAAGCCGATGCGGCGCCGGGGATCATGTATCTGACGCCGGATGGCAATCGCAAGCGTTTGTCGATTGCCGAACTGGCAGAAACGGATGAAGCACCAGATCGGGGCCGGGCAGTTCGTCGTCGCCTGGCTTCGCTGCCTCATTTTGTCCGTCGTATGTATGCTCAAAAGCTTGAACAGGTAGACCGCAAAGGCAAACAAGCGGCTGATGCCTGGCTTATCAATACCTTTGAACGATTCGTTCTGAGTCGCATAGATCAGGTCAATGAGCAGTATCTGCCGCAGGGGGTGATGCCTGCGGCTTTGTTGCCTCTGCGTGAACAATTCTGGCGCCTGCTTTGGGCTGGCAAAAGAGAGCTGAAACGACTGGCGCATAACCTTGCTGACCTGTTGGGTAGCGAGTTTAACCGCGAGTTTGATTTCCAGATGTCCCGCACGTCCGATCCCCATTTCTCCACCCTTTCAGGTTATGGCCGCATGGGGTTTCTTGCCAATCACCTCAAAACGTCGGTCCCGTGCTGGACGGCCTACTGCAAAGAAGAACTGGAGGCGGAAGACGCACTGAAAGCAGTGGCCCGCCTGCAGTCTCCGCAGTGGTGGCTTAATCGTCTGCGCCGTATGCATGCTCGCTGGCGTGAGCATCTGATGGTTGCGGCCGGGTATGTACACAAAAAATCCGCACCGTACTGCAGTGACCCATGCTTGCAGGAATGGACGGCGCAAAAGAAAGCCAACCGCGAATTTCTGAAAGCGATGGAGCTGGAAGATGAGGACACCGGAGAGCGCGTATCGCTGATTGATAAAGTGGCCGGCAGCGTTGCCAACCCAGCCAACCGACGCCGTGAACTGATGGCGCGCATGCGTGGGTTCGAAGATTTAGCGAATGAGGCCGGGCTGGCCGGGGCGTTCTTCACGCTTACCGCTCCATCCAAATACCACTCAATGCAGTACGACGGGCGCCGGAACAACAAATACAGCGGCGCGTCACCGCGTGAAACGCAGAAATATCTCTGCAAAGTATGGGCGCGCACGCGTGCGGCCTGGCTGCGCAATGGTATTCGCGTGTTTGGCTTTCGCGTTGTTGAGCCTCACCATGACGAAACCCCGCACTGGCACCTCCTGCTTTTCATGCGCCCGGAGCATATCGAACCGGCAACAGCAATCTTTCGTAAGCACGCCATGCGTGAGGATGGGAATGAACCTGGCGCAGCTGAAAACCGCTTCGAAATGAAACCCATCGAGAAAGAGAAGGGCAGCGCAACGGGCTATATCGCCAAATACATTTCAAAAAATATTGATGGCTATCAGCTTGATGACGATCTGGATGATGAAACCGGTAAGCCTCTGAAAGAAATGGCCCGCCGCGTAAGTGCCTGGGCGTCTCGTTGGGCGATCCGGCAGTTCCAGCAAATAGGCGGCGCACCGGTAACTGTGTGGCGTGAGTTACGTCGCCTCGGTGATCGTGAGCTGGTCCTGCACCCCGAAATTGAGCCAGTGCGCCAGGCTGCCGACAGTAGCGCGTGGGATTTGTACGTAAGTGCGCAGGGTGGCCCGCTGGTTCCCCGTGATCTCCTGCGCGTGCGCCTCAGCTATGAAGTCACTGAAAACGGCAACCTCTACGGGGATGACGTCTCCAAAATTTCCGGCGTTTATTCCCCGATCCGTGGGCCGGAATCGCTGATTCATACGCGCACTACCAAATACAAAATCGTGCCGAAACGTCAGGCCGACGGCGTTTCAGGTTTTGACCTTGATTTTTCAGGCGGCCCCGCCGCCCCTCGGAGTTCTGTCAATAACTGTACGCGGGAGCCACGGGAGGTTGGAAAACGCGCCGAACCTGGCGGCACGGTCATGAATGACTATGCCAGCTGGGCGGATATGGGCTCTTTATCCCGGAAAGAAAAACGGGTGATAGCGCAGCGGCTGAGCGAAGCGGCAAAGACATCCAACAAGCGCGTAAAAGTGAGGCCAAAAGCCAGCCCTATGACGGAGAAGGAAAAGCAAATTAGTGAGCTGCTGGCTCTGCGTGGCGTGGATGCCAGTGCCGGAATGGTCCGTTCGTTGATTTCTGGCGCGGTGGTTGCCTTTGGCGATCAGGTGTTAACGGTTGATGAAGGGCGCCTTACTGTCCGAAATCGTGCTGCGGCAGGTGTTCAGTGTCTGCCGTCCAAGATTGTGGAGATTAAACAGCAGGCGGATGACCTTTTGAACCGAATGAAGCGTGCATTTTCAGCGCGGGAATAGCCCGTGATCAACATGGTCAGGTCTGACGGTGAGTGAAGTTAATGATTAACCTCAGCAAACAGACTCATCTGATTGATTGATAAAAAATATTTTACAACCTAAAAATCCTTCTATACTGTATGTATAAACAGTGGATATATATACAGTTGTCGGTATCTCTTCCTGGTGATGCTGGCTGGTTTATCCCGTAGTGAGGATAGGAGGGAAAATGCAGGACTATCTTTTGGAGTCGTTGAAACTCCAGCGTATTGATTTCTTTATTAAGCTTGTAGCGGCTAGTGAGTGTAGCGAAGAAGAGAAACGCCTTGCGATCCAGTGGGTGTCGGAACTGACGGACGAGCTGATGGCGAAAATTCGTAACCATGATTACGGCCAGGCAATGGATGTTGTCAACTAAAGGGGGCTTTATGCGCATTGAAATAATGATCGATAAAGAGCAGAAGATAAGCCAGGCAACACTGGAAGCCATTGAATCCGAGCTTTACCAAAATTTGCGCCCTCTCTATCCAAAAACGGCAATCCGCATACGTAAGGGAAGCGCTAATGGCCTGGAGCTGAGCGGCTTAAAACTGGACGAAGATAAAAAGCGGGTAATGGAGATTTTGCAGCAGGTCTGGGAGGACGATAGCTGGCCCCACTAACTAACCTTGCTGGCGGCAGAATTACTTTTCTGACGCCAGCAAGGTTTAACAACGAGTGTAGCGAGGCGTTAGGATAGAATCCTCTTTCATCAATAAGGTGCCTTTACAGCAACATCATGTAGTTCAGACACCATGGTCTTCATTGAAGTTGGAGTCGAAAGGTTATGATAAACATGCTTTTGATGATACATTTCTGCCTTTAGTAGTCGTTTTATATCTATAAATCAACTATTTCAATAGCTTATGAATGATTGCTTTATGGTATTGAAGTCGCTCGATGTCTTAGCCATTCTTAGCTAAAATAGGAGGCGTTAACGGAGAGGAAGTTATGTCTAAAATTTATGCAATTGACCTTTTTTGCGGTGCGGGTGGTTTGACCCATGGACTAATACAAGCTGGGATAAATGTAATTGCTGGTATTGATTTAGATCCGGATTGCCAGTGGGCCTATGAGCATAACAATAAGACTAAATACATAAATTCGGACATTAGCGATGTGACCGGACAGGATCTGATGCGTTTGTGGCCCTCAGATGGTCTAAGGTTGCTTGCTGGTTGTGCTCCATGTCAACCATTCTCGAGCTATCGCAAGGGTAAAATTGAGTCTGAGGACGGTAAGTGGAAGCTTTTAGGTGAGTTTGGTCGTTTGGTTAAAGAGTGCGATCCTGATCTGATAACTATGGAAAATGTTCCAAGGTTACAAAAGCATAAGATTTTCACTGAGTTTGTAAAAGACCTTAAGACCAGTGGGTATAAAGTTTGGCATGGTATTGTAGATTGCCAACAATACGGTGTTCCTCAGAAAAGACAGCGATTAGTTTTACTTGCTTCAAAGATTAACGACGTTGCGTTAATCCCTCCAACTCATTCAGAAGACAATTACGTGACAGTTAAAGATGTCATTTCGCATTTGCCGGAGATAAAACCAGGTCAGTCTGATGCTAAAGACCCCCTGCATGTGGCTCAAGGTATGAGTCCATTGAACTTAGAAAGGATACGCCAATCAAAACCCGGTGGAACATGGAAGGATTGGGATCCAGAGTTGGTGGCAGCGTGCCATAAAAAAAGTAGCGGTAAAACCTATACTAGTGTTTACGGACGTATGAAATGGGACGAGCCAGCTCCTACAATGACCACACTTTGTTTCGGATTTGGTAATGGTAGATTTGGTCACCCACAGCAGGATAGGGCCATCTCTTTACGTGAGGCTGCAATCCTTCAAAGTTTTCCGGGCAACTATGTTTTTTCTGAACCTGGCGAAAAGATCACATTTGCTACTGTGGGCCGCTTGATCGGAAATGCAGTTCCGGTAAAACTAGGGGAGGTAGTTGGGAAGTCACTTATTAATAGTCTATGAGGGGAAGCAGGGCTGATGGCGGAGCACAGTGAAGTTTTACCGCAGGGTGAATTATCTACGCATACCTATGAGATGCAGGTAAGTTTGAGCGTCTTAGGGCATCTGGGTATCAACCTCTATAGTAATGTGGCTGCAGTGATTACTGAAACTGTTGCTAATGCTTGGGATGCTGATGCTTCCGAGGTTCATATAAAACTTACACCTGACGAGATCACTATATCAGATAATGGTTTTGGAATGACCATTAATGATATGAATTCAAAATACCTAACTGTTGGTTACCAAAAAAGAAATAATAAAGACCAACTTTTAACTCCCAAGGGGCGTTTGCCCATGGGAAGGAAAGGTATAGGTAAATTATCATTATTTTCGATTGCAAAGACAGTAATCGTTCAATCTATTAAAGATGGCGAGCAACACGGCTTAATTATGGAAGTGCCCGCAATTGAACATGCTATTAAGAGTGGCGCAGGTAGATATTACCCGGAGCCGCTTGATGCATCTCAGGTTACTGTTAGCCAAGGCACTCTTGTAACTTTACGAGATTTAAATCGTTCCCGAATACCTGCAACTGCATCAGCGCTGCGTAAAAAATTAGCCAGACGATTCTCAATTATTGGTAGCAACGATTTTAAAGTTTATGTTGATGGGGTTGAGGTTACTGCAAAAGAGCGTGAAGATTTAAAGCATGTTCAGTTTGTGTGGGATCTTAATTCTGGAATAGATTTTTTAAAGGAATGTCCAGGGCTAATAACAGTAACTGATATATCCTCTGCCTTGGTAGAGAGTCCGCGTTTCGATCCAAAATGGAACATCAAAGGATGGATTGGAAGTATTAAACAACCTAGTCAATTAAATACCCCAGAAGGGAATCTTAACAGCATAGTTGTTTTGTCTAGGGGAAGATTGTTCCAAGAAAATATTTTGGATGATATCAATGATGGCGGTATATATACAAAATATCTAACTGGTCAGCTTGAGGCGGATTTTTTAGATACAGATGAAGATGAAGATATTGCAACAAGCGATAGACAACGTGTTGTTGAGGATGATCCTAGATATCAATACCTTAAGTCATTAGTTAAAATTGCATTGCGAAAAGTTGCTGGTCAATGGAGCGCTTTACGTGAAATGCAAGGTGCTAAGGAAGCAAAAGAATCAAACCCTGTTCTTGTGGAATGGATTAGCTCATTAAAACCAGCTTCACAAGGATATGCGGAAAAAATGATTGCTCAGATTGAGTCTTTACCTCTAGAAGATAAGCCTCAAGAGAAAAAGGAGTTATTCAAGCACGCTATCTTTGCGTTTGAGCGTTTACGAATAAAAGAAATGTCACGGGAATTAGCCGAGGCAGTTATATTTAATGCTGAAAAACTGTTGCCGCTTCTAGAAAAACAAGATGATCTAGAGGCTACGCTATATTATGAAATTGCAAAAAGTCGAGTGGATGTTATTCAAAGCTTCAAGGGGCTGGTTGATAACGATGAAAAGGAAAAGGTTTTACAACGTTATCTTTTTGAGCACCTTTGGTTATTAGACCCTTCTTGGGAAAGAATTGATGGTTCCCAAATTATGGAATCTAGAGTTAACCAAGAGTGGGATAAAATTGATGCTGGGCTTACTGATGATGAGCGAAAAGGACGTATCGATATAAAATATCGTTCATCGGCAGGTAAGCATATTATCATTGAGCTTAAAAGAGCAAGTGTATTGACTTCTGTTGCAACGTTGGTAGCCCAAGGAAATAAATACAGACAAGCTGTGATTAAATGCGCTAAAACTATGGACCCATCATCAACGCCATCAATAGACGTCATTTTTGTTTTGGGTCGTGAACCTTCAGATTATTCTTTCGACCCTTCATACACTAACCTTCAGTTACAGTCTGTTAATGGCAGAGTTGTTTACTATGACGGTTTAATCAACAGTGCTCAAAATTCGTATCGGGAATACACTGAGAAGCAAGCCACCGTTGCTCGGATTGCTGAGATTGTAAAAAAGTTAGACGATTAAATTTTAAGCATCTGCTGAATGCATGACTATGCTGCATGAAAATGAATGATCGTTAGAGGATCGTTTATGTCCAAGCCCGCCAGTTCTGGCGGGCTTTCGCCTATATCGTGCAGGTGCATGAAAACCACTACGTAAAGCGGGCAGGCGTGGCGGGGCTACGAGCGCGCGCAACGGGGTGAAATGGTGAAAATCCGGCGCAATCTCCGGCACGCTGGCGGCTTCAATTGGTGAGGGTGAGGGAGCGGCAGAAAAAAAGAAGCGCCCCGCAGAATGCTGCTGGGGCGCTGTGAGGGGTAGTCTTGTTGTCGTGGTGCGGTGGGTCAGTCGTTGCGCTTGTCTTCTGTCAGTCCCAGCGTGTACGGCTCAAAGCGGATCACTTCTTCTCCAAGCCAGTCGTTAAGCTCCTGCAGTCGCTTCTGCAGCGGCATCAGCTCGTTGCGGACAAAGACGCGGCTGGCCTTTTCCACATCACCAAAGCCGCCGGTATTGTTGGGAATAATGCCCATCATCTGCGGCGGTACGCGGTGCGCTGCCATCATGTCATCACGGCTTACGTTCTTGATGTTCAGAAACTCATCTTTCGCCGCAACCTCTGATAACGGGATGATCTGGATGCCGTCCTTTTTGCCGTTGGGCGAATACATAAACAGGTTGCGGAAGTTGCCCGGCCCTTTGGCGCTTTTCATTGCCTGGCGGATATTGTTCACGTCCTCCTGGTTCTGTGCTGCGTCGGTCATGTACATGATGAAGCCTGCATGGCTGCCGTTGATGTAATACTTCCGGCGGAACAGCGTTGCGGACTCGTTGAGCAGGGTTGACGGGATGGCGGAGAGATAGCCGGGCAGCCCGTAAATCTCCTGGTTAATATCCGGCTCCAGCAGATGAAAGATATTGCCCTGCGTAAATTCATAGGGCTGCGTGGTCAGGCCATACTGCACAAACCAGTAGGTGTCGAGGTCCACGCCTCGCCGTGTGTACTTCGCCAGCGCTGGCTCCAGTGAGAAAACGCCGCCGAGCCGGTTGGTGCGCTTTTCCAGATAGGCGTTACCGAACACCAGATAATCCTGGACGAAACGGGCAAAAGCCTGCTGGCTGAGCAGGCGGTGCGGGATGTAGGTACTGCTGAGAATGTCACGCTTAACGGCAATCGGTGAGCTGTGATGCACGGCGGCGCGATAGGTTCGCGCCAGTCCGTCAAAGCTCACCGGCGGCTCATACCAGCGGTCCATCTGCACGCATTCCACGTAGTCCAGCAATTCGCGTCGGTCTAACACCGGCACCGGGTCGCCAAAGCTGAACGCCTCCGCTGCAGCGCCGCCTGATTGTGCGTTGTGATCTACCGCTGCGCGGTTATTCTTGTTTTTACGTTTGCTCATGCCGCCTGCTCCTTGTCAGCCTGAGGCCATTTGCACATAAACAGCATTTTCCAGTCCTCTGCTGATAATTCCTTTTTCATGTCATTCAGCCATTCATCATCAAAGAGCGCGGCTCCGGTTGCGAGCATTGCCCCGGATGCTGCAGCGTCATCAGCGGTAAAGGTCATGCTGGTTGTGCTGGTGCGGGCAATCAGCTTCTTGTATTCCTGCCATGCTTCCGGGCTGGGGCTTGGGGTGGTGTAGTAGGTAGCGTGATAGCGCGCGTGCATGGACAGGCTTTTGGCGAGCGCAATCATATTTTTTGGGGATTCAGCCCAGGCATACTCTGACACGTAGACGTTTCCATGGAGCGCGGCGGCGAGGCTTTCCGGCCCGATAAAATAAATGACCGCACCGTTTGGTAGTTCCAGATGCGCTTTACCTGATTTTATTTTCCCAAGGTGTGTCCAGGCTGCGGCCTCACTTAAAAAAGCTGACATATAAGTTTTGACGGTAAGGGCAGATGCCGGGGTGCAGCCCAGAAAAATCTGGTTGCGTCCGGTATGCAGTGCATCGTTCAGTGCTTCGTAGGCGAAAAAGAAATCCGCGCCAGCCTGACGCATTTTTGTAAGCACACGGTTTCGACTGCGTGCGCCGCTGTTCCATTCATGCTGGTAAGCAAAGAAAGGGCGATCTACAGGCAGGCTGGCGGTGGTCATGAGGTTAGTTGGGGTTGAGTGCATCAGAAAATCTCCACAATGTTGCTGGTATTGGCGGCTTCGCCCTGCAGCGGTTCGTTAAACAGTGCGTGCATCGTTGCCCAGGCCAAATCGGCATGGCTGGCTTCTTCGCTGCGGCTGGCTTCGTAAGTGGGACGGTTTCCGCTGGCGGTAGTGGCGCGGCGGATAGCCATAAAGGATTGCGCAATGTCGGTGTGTCCTGCGTCAAACTCCAGACGGCGGTGGCTGATAATGTCGTATGCCTTGAGCACAAGGGCGTTTTTGACGTTGGGGTTGTAGACAAACTCCCGCACGGCAGGAAAGAACGCTTTCACGTTCTCGTAGACACCGTGACCGACGCCGGTCGAGTCGATACCGATATAGGTCACGTTGTACTGCTGCGTCAGCTTTTTGATAGCGTCAGCCTGGGCGCGGAAGTCCATCCCGCGCCACTGGTGCCGCTCAAGAATGCGGAACTTGCCGCCCGGTACGGTTGGCGGTGCCACCACCACGCACCCGGCGCTGTCACCGTTCTGCGTGCCTTTCGCCGGGTCGTATCCGATCCAGACTTCGCGCCAGCCAAACGGGCGCAGCGCCAGCGCTTGAAAATCTGCCCACACTTCCCAGCTGTCCACCATGCACGCCTGCAGCTCGCTGAGAGGGAATACTGACGCCAGATCGTCAATAAATTCGCACATCAGCAGGTTCTGATATTCGTCCGGGCTGTACTCCATGCGCAGCTGGTCAAGGTCGAACAGATTACAGCCACCGCGCACCGCATCCTCCACGGTGACGATCTGGCGATACTGTCCGTCCGGACAGAGCACGCCGCACGCAAGGTTGCTGTGGGTCAGGTCAATATCCACCTTGTCCGCTTTGGCGCGGCCCCGGTTGAACAGCGCGCCGGACCAGAACGGATAGGCGCTGTGGGTCAGGCTGGACGGCGTGGAGAAGTAGGTTTGTCGCCATTTCTTGTGAATGGCCATGCCGGAGGCAACCTTGCGCAGCTCCTGGAATTTCGGTATCCAGAAATATTCATCAAGGTACAGGTTGCCGTGGTAGCTCTGCGCTGTGCGGGCGTTGGTGCCGAGGAAGTACAGGCACGCGCCGTTGCTGAGCGTCATCGGGTCGCCTTTCAGCTCAACATCCACCTCTTTTGCAAAGTCGATGATGTACTGCTTAAAAACGTGCGCCTGCGCCTTACTGGCTGAGAGAAAAATTTGGTTGCGCCCCGTGGTGATGGCGTCAATCAGCGCTTCGCGAGCAAAAAAGTATGTTGCCCCGATCTGGCGTGATTTAAGCAGGTTGCGAATGCGGTGTTTTACGCCTGCCTGCCACCAGTGGCGCTGATATTCAAACATGCCGTTGCGGAAGATTTCCTCCAGCTTTTCGGTCTGTTCATCGGTAAAAACGTTCTTTTCTGGCTGCCTGCGCGGGCCTTTGTTACGGTTGGCGACGTTCGGGTTTAAGTCAGCTTCGTTCCCGCCATCGTTAAATTTACCGATCCGGGCGTGGCGCTCTGACTGGCGCGCCAGCAGGTCAATTTCCTTGAAGTCTTTCCCTTCCTTCTGCTCCTTCATGATGAGCTGGCAGTAACGTGCGGCGGTGGTGAGCTGCATCTGATCCAGCGGCCCATAGTCGCCCCATTTGTCGCGCTTCTTCCAGCTGTGAACGGTTGCAACTTTCTCGCCCAGCATTTCAGCAATGCGGGCTACGCGGTATCCCTGAAAGTACAGCAGCATGGCCTGCCGACGGGGATCGAGGTCTGCGGGGGTCAGTGTCATGTTCATGGCCCAAACATACGGCCTTGCCTGACGGCTTTCCCCGGCTGCGGTTTGTGTGATTTACCGTACAAGTGCCGCGCGTTGTTTCACTCCCCCCATCACCGCAAACATAAGGCTCCAGTAAGTTATTTCTAACGGAGCACGGCTCATGACAGTGAAAGCAAAGCGTTTCCGTATTGGGGTGGAAGGTGCCACCACTGACGGGCGCGAAATCCAGCGTGAATGGCTGGTACAGATGGCTGCCAGCTACAACCCGACGGTCTATACCGCGCTGATTAACCTTGAGCACATCAAGTCTTATCTGCCGGACAGCACCTTTAACCGCTACGGCAGGGTGACGGGGCTGGTTGCAGAAGAAATCAAGGACGGGCCGCTGGCGGGCAAGATGGCGCTTTATGCCGATATCGAACCCACGGACGCCCTGGTGGAACTGGTGAAAAAGGGCCAGAAGCTTTTCACCTCCATGGAGGTCAGCACGAAGTTTGCCGACACCGGCAAAGCCTACCTTGTGGGGCTGGGGGCGACGGACGATCCGGCGAGCCTTGGCACAGAAATGCTGGCATTCAGCGCCAGCGCCGCGCATAACCCGCTGGCGAACCGTAAGCAGAACCCTGAAAACCTGTTTTCGGAAGCGGTTGAAACGCTGATTGAACTGGAAGAAGCCCAGGATGAAAAGCCGTCCCTCTTTGCCCGCGTCACCGCGCTGTTCACCAAAAAAGAGCAGACCGATGAGGCGCGCTTCTCCGATGTGCATAAAGCCGTGGAACTGGTCGCCACCGAGCAGCAGAACCTGAGCGAACGCACTGATAAATCCCTGTCAGAACAGGACAAGCGCCTTTCTGAGCTGGAGTCCTCCCTGCAGGAGCAGCAGGCCGCCTTTGCCGAGCTTGAGAAAAAGCTGAGCAGCGAAGACAGCCGTAAAGACTACCGCCAGCGCGCGACGGGCGGTGACGCACCGGCAGGCACCCTGACCAATTGCTGATGGAGCATAAAACCCGATGAAAAAGAAAACCCGCCTTGCCTTTAACGCTTATCTGCAGCAGCTGGCGCGCCTGAACGGTGTGGAGATTGAAGAACTCTCCAGCAAGTTCACCGTGGAGCCGTCCGTGCAGCAGACGCTTGAAGACCAGATCCAGCAGTCCGCCGCTTTCCTGACGCTGATTAACATCACGCCTGTCACTGAGCAGTCCGGGCAGTTGCTGGGGCTGGGCGTTGGTAGCACCATTGCCGGAACCACCGATACCACCACCAAAGAGCGCGAGCCTACCGATCCGACGCTGATGGAAGACGTGGAATACAAATGCGAGCAGACCAACTTTGATACGGTGCTGACCTACGCAAAACTGGACCTGTGGGCGAAATTCCAGGACTTCCAGGTGCGTATCCGCAACGCCATCGTCAAGCGTCAGGCGCTGGACCGCATCATGATCGGCTTTAACGGCGTGAAGCGTGCCAAAACCTCCAACCGTGCTGAAAACCCGCTGCTGCAGGACGTCAATAAAGGCTGGCTGCAGAAAATCCGCGAAGACGCGCCGGATCACGTCATGGGCAGCACCACGAAAGACGGTGCAACGACTGCAGGCGCGGTCAAGGTGGGCAAGGGCGGCGACTATGCCAACCTGGACGCCGTGGTGATGGATGCCGTCAACGAGCTGATCGACGCGGTTTATCAGGATGATGACGATCTGGTTGTCGTCTGCGGACGTGAACTGCTGTCTGACAAGTATTTCCCGCTGGTCAACAAAGAGCAGGACAACAGCGAGAAAATCGCCGCCGATCTGATCATCAGCCAGAAACGTATGGGCGGCCTGCAGGCTGTGCGCGCGCCTTATTTCCCGGCAAATGCCCTGCTGATCACCCGTCTGGATAACCTGTCCATCTACTGGCAGGAAGATACCCGACGCCGTTCTGTTATCGACAACCCGAAACGTGACCGGATTGAAAACTTTGAATCCGTCAACGAGGCGTATGTGGTCGAGGACTACCGCTGTGCGGCGCTGGTTGAAAACATTGAAATCGGTGATTTCAGCGCGCCTGCCGCACCGGAAGGTGGGGAATAACACATGAGCCTGAGTCCCGCACGGCAGCACCGCCTGCGCATTCAGGCCGAACAGGCCGCCCGTGAGGGCGGCAGTGTTCGCCATGCGTCCGGCTATGACCTGATGCTGCTGCAGCTGGCAGAAGACCGCCGCCGCCTCAAGGGCGTCCAGTCCACGGTGAAAAAGGCGGAAATCAAGGTGGAGCTGCTGCCGAAATATTCCGCCTGGGCGGAGGGCGTGTTGGCTGCCGGAGGTGCGCAGCAGGATGACGTGCTGATGTACGTGATGCTGTGGCGTATCGACGCCGGTGATTATGCCGGTGCGCTGGAAATCGGGCGTCATGCGCTGCGCCATGGCTGGGTGATGCCGCTGGGCAACCGTAACGTGCAGACCGTGCTGGCAGAAGAAATGGCAGACGCGGCGCAAAGCGCCCTGCTTGCCGCTGCTGGTTTTGATGCCGATCTGCTTTTGCAGACGCTGGACCTGACAGCCGATCTGGATATGCCGGACCAGTCGCGGGCACGTCTGCATAAAGCCATCGGCGCTGTACTGAGCGAAAGCAACCCGGCATCTGCTCTGAATCACCTTACCCATGCGCTGCAGCTCGATCCCCGCTGTGGCGTTAAAAAAGAAAAGCAGCAGCTGGAGCGCAGACTGCGCAATGACAGCCGCTAAAGAACGTGCCCCGCGCACGGGCGGCACGGGGTGGCGAAAGGCGCTGCCACATCAAAACCCCGTCCACCGCCCACTTATTCAGGAGAAAGCCGCATGAAGTTTGTTGCGCCCGAACAGGCACCGGAACAGGCGGAGGTAATCAAAAATACGCCGTTCTGGCCTGATGTGGACCTGTCGGAATTTCGCAGTGTGATGCGCACTGATGGCACGGTGACGCAGCCGCGTTTAAAGCAGGTCGTGTTGACGGCGATCTCTGAGGTTAACGCTGAGCTGTACGACTTCCGCAAGCGTCAGCAGATGCTGGGCTGGCAGACACTTGCAGACGTTCCTGCAGAAATGCTGGACGGCAAAAGCGAGCGTATCCGGCACTACCACAACGCTGTTTTTTGCTGGGCGCGCGCTGTGCTCAATGAGCGTTATCAGGACTATGACGCCACGGCGTCAGGTGTGAAGCGAGGGGAGGAGCTGGCGGAGGCCAGCGGCGATCTGTGGCGTGATGCCCGCTGGGCTATCAGCCGGGTGCAGGATGCACCGCACTGTACGGTGGAGCTTATCTGATGAAAGTGCGTGCGCATCAGTATGACACGGTGGACGCGCTTTGCTGGCGTCATTACGGGCGCACGCAGGGTGTCACTGAGCAGGTTCTGCAGGCAAATCCGGGGCTGGCTGAGTACGGCCCATTTTTACCGCACGGGCTGCAGGTGGAGCTGCCGGACATTACGGCGTCAACCACGGCGCAGACCGTCCAGCTATGGGACTGAATTATGACGCTTGAACGAATCAGCGCCTTTATCACTTACTGCATCGCCGTGCTGCTGGCATGGCTGGGCGATCTGTCGCTCAAGGATGCGTCAACGGTTGGTGGCGTACTGATTGGTGTGCTGATGCTGGCTATCAACTGGTACTACAAACACCAGTCTTTCAAATTGTTACGTGGCGGCAAAATTTCGCGAGGGGAATATGAATCCTTCAATCGTTAAGCGCTGCCTTGTCGGGGCGGTGCTGGCTATCGCCGCCACGCTGCCCGGTTTCCAGTCGCTTCATACCTCCGTCGAGGGGCTGAAACTGATTGCCGATTATGAGGGATGCCGCCTGCAGCCTTATCAGTGCAGCGCGGGCGTATGGACCGACGGGATCGGCAATACATCTGGTGTGGTGCCGGGCAAAACCATCACGGAACAGCAGGCGGCGCAGGGACTTATCACCAATGTGCTGCGCGTAGAGAGGGCGCTGGATAAATGTGTGGTGCAGCCGATGCCGCAAAAGGTCTATGACGCGGTGGTGTCGTTTGCTTTCAACGTGGGCACCGGCAACGCCTGCAGCTCCACGCTGGTTAAGTTGCTGAACCAGCGGCGCTGGGCGGATGCCTGCCATCAGCTGCCGCGCTGGGTATATGTCAAAGGTGTTTTTAATCAGGGGCTGGACAACCGCCGTGCGCGGGAAATGGCCTGGTGCTTAAAAGGAGCATAACGGAATGAAAAAGAAAGTCATGAGCGTTTTTTTCCAGCTGGCATGGGCCGCGCTGTTGGTTATCAGCCTGCTGTATCCGCGCAGCGGTGCGCCGGTTCTGGTTGGTGCGTCTGTCTGGGTGTCATGCTTCCTCGCCTGGCTGCTTGCTGCGCTGTGCGCTGTCGGGTGGTTCGCCGGAGAGAGGGCGCGCGATGAGGTCAGGGCGGCATTGCTGAAATTCAGGGCACACCCTGTAAAACCCGTGCGTACATGGATAATCAGGATGCTTATTGTTCTGTGCCTGGCGTTTTCGGGATGGGTGATCACCCTGGTGTTTTACCTGCTGACGCTGGTTCTGTATCAGATTGCCCGCGCGCAGCTTCATGAGCCGATGGCGGCCTGATGCGTGCGCTGACGGTAGTGCTGGCGCTGGTACTTGCGGCGCTGGGCTGGCAGTCTTGGCGGCTAAACAATGCCAGCCACACCATCGAAACGCAGGGCGCGGCGCTGAAAAGCAAAACGCAGGAGCTGACGAAGAAAAACAGCCAGCTGATCGGCCTGTCCATTCTGACTGAAACCAACAGCCGGGAGCAGACGCGGCTTTATGCGGCAGCGGAACAGACCACCGCACTGCTGCGCAGCCGCCAGCACCGGATCGAGGAACTTAAACGTGAAAACGAGGATTTACGCCGCTGGGCTGATACTCCTTTGCCTGCTGACATTATCCGGCTGCGGGAGCGTCCGGCCCTCGCCGGAGGTGCAGCTTACCGTGAGTGGCTGTCCCAGAGTGACGCAGTGCCGCCTGGAAAGGTCAGCGCCGCGCAGTAACGGCGATCTGAATGCGGTGCTGGATGAAACCGAGGCCGCCTGGGCGGTCTGTGCTGACAAAGTGGACACGATTATTGCGTGTCAGGAGCGAGACAGTGAACAAACCGCAGTCCTTACGCAGCGCTCTGAATAAAGCGGTTGCCTATGTCCGGGACAACCCGGACAAGCTGCACCTTTTCGTTGATAACGGCTCACTGGTGGCAACAGGAGCCAGCTCCATGTCATGGGAATACCGCTACACCCTGAACGTGGTGATCGAGGATTTCAGCGGCGACCAGAATCTGCTGATGGCTCCAGTCCTGCTGTGGCTCAGTACCAGCCAGCCGGACGCCATCAACAACCCGGAACTGCGCGAAAAACTGTTCACCTTTGAAGTGGATATTCTGCGCAACGATGTGTGCGATATCAGCCTGAACCTGCAACTGACGGAGCGCGTGCTGGTCAGCACTGACGGCAGCGTGTCGAGCGTTGAAGCGGTGCCGGAGCCGGACGAACCCGAAGAAATGTGGACGGTGAAACGTGGATGATCTGCAGAGGTTGGATGACTGGCTGACGGCGCTGCTGGCAAATCTGGAGCCTGCCGCACGCAACCGTATGATGCGGCAACTGGCGCAACAGCTGCGCCGGACGCAGCAGCAGAACATCAGGCTGCAGCGTAATCCTGACGGCAGCGGCTATGAGCCGCGCCGGGTGACAGCCCGCAGCAAGAAGGGACGCATCAAGCGTCAGATGTTTGCAAAGCTTCGTACCACAAAATACCTGAAAACCGCCGCCAGTGCGGACTCCGCCAGCGTGCAGTTTGATGGCAAGGTGCAGCGCATTGCCCGTGTTCACCATTACGGCCTGCGCGATCGCGTCAGCCGAAAAGGCCCGGAGGTCCGCTACGCAGAGCGCCGCCTGCTGGGCGTGAATGATGAAGTGGAAACCATCACCCGTGACACCCTGCTGCGCTGGCTGGCGGGGTGATCTTTGTGCCACCGCTGGCACAAGCGCCCGCGCTGCCTCCCTTTTCCCTCTGATGGCAACCTTTCGTTATGAATGCACAACTGACCGAAATTATGCGCCTTATCACCAACCTGATCCGCACCGGCACCGTGACCGAAGTGGACCGGGAAAACTGGCTGTGCCGGGTGAAAGTGGGCGAGCTTGAAACCAACTGGATTAACTGGCTGACGCTGCGTGCCGGTGGTGCCCGTACATGGTGGTGTCCGTCGCCGGATGAGCAGGTGGTGGTGCTGAGCATGGGCGGCAATCTGGAAACCGCTTTTGTGCTGCCTGCCATCTATTCCAATCAGTTTGCGCCGCCGTCAGATTCCGTGGACGGTTGCGTGACGGAGTACCCGGACGGGGGCTGGTTTGAGTATGAACCCGCCACCGGGCGGTGGCATGTCCGGGGTATCAAATCCATGGTGATCGAGGCGGCGGACAATATCACCCTCAAAACCGGTGAGTTTGTGGTGGAGGCTGACACCACGCGCATCAACAGTGAGGTGGTGATCAATGGCGGCGTCACCCAGGGCGGCGGCGCGATGAGTTCCAACGGGATCGTGGTGGATAAACACGGTCACACCGGCGTGAAGTCCGGCGGCGATACGTCAGGAGGCCCGGTATGACGCTGTATATCGGCATGGGCCAGGGCAACGGCAAGGCCATTACTGATACGGATCATCTGCGCCAGTCAGTGCGGGATATTCTGCTGACCCCGCAGGGCAGCCGGATCGCCCGCCGGGAATATGGTTCCCTGCTGTCCGCCCTGATTGACCAGCCGCAGAACCCGGCGCTGCGCCTGCAGGTCATGTCTGCGGTCTATGTGGCGCTGAGTCGCTGGGAGCCACGACTTACGCTGGATTCCATCACCATCAGCAGCAATTTTGACGGCTCCATGGTGGTTGAGCTTACCGGGCAGCGCAATAACGGCGAGCCGGTTTCCCTTTCCGTATCAACAGGAGCAGACAATGGCAGTGATTGACCTTTCCCAGCTGCCCGCGCCGCAGATAGTGGACGTGCCGGATTTTGAGACGCTGCTGGCTGAGCGCAAGGCCGCGTTTGTGGCCCTTTATCCGGCGGATGAGCAGGACGCGGTGCGGCGCACGCTGGCGCTGGAATCTGAACCCGTCACCAAGCTGCTGCAGGAAAGCACCTACCGTGAAATCCTTTTGCGCCAGCGTATTAACGAGGCCGCGCAGGCGGTCATGGTGGCGTATGCCATCGGCGGCGATCTCGATCAGCTGGCAGCCAACTACAACGTGAAACGCCTGACGGTAACGCCTGCCGACAACGACGCGGTGCCGCCGGTTGCTGCCGTCATGGAAAGCGATGAGGCGCTGCGCCTGCGTGTTCCGGCTGCGTTTGAGGGATTGTCCGTTGCGGGGCCGACGGCGGCCTATGAGTTTCACGCCAAAAGCGCGGACGGGCGCGTGGCAGATGCCAGCGCAACCAGCCCGGCACCGGCGGAGGTGGTGCTTACCGTACTGAGCCGTGAAGGTGACGGTACGGCAGACGCTGATCTGCTGTCAGTGGTGGAGCAGGCGCTTAACAGCGAGAACGTGCGTCCGGTGGCAGACCGCCTGACGGTGCGCAGCGCCGAAATAATCCCGTACAGCGTGGATGCAACGATTTTTCTTTATCCGGGGCCGGAAGCTGAGCCGGTGATGGCGGCGGCAAAAGCCAGTCTACAGAAGTACATCGCCAGTCAGACGCGGCTGGGCCGTGATATCCGTCGCAGCGCGATTTATGCCGCGTTGCATGTAGAGGGCGTCCAGCGTGTGGAGCTGGCCTCCCCGCTTACAGATGTTGTGCTGGATAAAACGCAGGCGGCATCCTGTACTGAATGGAGCGTAACCAACGGGGGCACGGATGAATAGCCTGTTGCCGCCAGGTTCATCGCCGCTTGAGCGCCGACTGGCGCAGACCTGCAGCGGGATTTCCGATCTGCAGGTGCCGCTGCGCGACTTGTGGAACCCGGCAACGTGTCCGGTCAGCTTTCTGCCATATCTGGCGTGGGCGTTTTCCGTTGACCGCTGGGACGAAAGCTGGACGGAGAGCGTCAAGCGCCGGGTGGTGCAGGATGCTTTTTATATCCATCAGCATAAGGGAACAACCAGCGCCGTGCGGCGCGTGGTGGAGCCGTTTGGCTTTCTGATCCGCATCATTGAGTGGTGGCAGACCGGCGAGACGCCGGGGACATTCCGCCTGGACATTGGCGTGCAGGATCAGGGTATCACGGAAGAAACCTATCTGGAGCTGGAGCGCCTGATCGGTGACGCCAAACCCTGCAGCCGCCATCTGATCGGCATGTCCATCAACCTGCAGACCAGCGGCCCCTATTTTGTGGGGGCAGCTACCTACACCGGCGAAGAAATCACGATCTACCCGTATATCAACGAAACCATTATTTCCGGCGGCACCGCTTATGAGGGCGGGGCGGTCCATGTTATTGACACAATGAGAGTGAATCCATGAGCGCAAAATTTTATACCCTGCTGACGGATATCGGCGCGGCGAAACTGGCAAGCGCCGCCGCGCTCGGTGTGCCGTTGAAAATTACCCAGATGGCGGTGGGCGACGGTGGCGGCGTGTTGCCAACGCCCAGCGCACAGCAGACAGCGCTGGTTGCTGAAAAACGCCGCGCTTCCCTCAATATGCTGTACATCGATCCGCAGAACAGCAGTCAGATTATTGCTGAACAGGTGATCCCAGAAACTGAGGGCGGTTGGTGGATTCGTGAAGTCGGTCTGTTCGATGATACCGGCGCGCTGATTGCCGTGGGCAACTGCCCGGAGAGCTACAAGCCGCAGCTGGCGGAGGGGAGCGGGCGCACGCAGACCGTGCGAATGGTGTTGATTACCAGCAGCACAGACAATATCACCCTGAAAATTGACCCAGCAGTAGTGCTGGCAACCCGCAAGTATGTGGATGACAAGGTGCTGGAGTTGAAGGTGTATGTGGATGACCTGATGGCAAAACATATTGCCGCTAACGATCCCCATACGCAGTATGCGCCGAAAGCCAGTCCGACATTCACCGGCACGCCAAAAGCGCCGACGGCGGCGGCTGGCAATAATTCTACGCAGCTCGCAACCACGGCCTTTGTGCAGGTAGCGATTGCGGCACTGGTTGATTCATCGCCGGGCGCACTTGATACGCTCAACGAACTGGCTAAAGCGTTAGGCAACGATCCGAACTTTGCCACTACCATGACCAATGCGCTTGCCGGGAAAATGGATAAATCAGCTAACGGCGCTGATATTGCCGATATTTCCGCGTTTCTGAATAATCTTGGTCTGGGGGCAGGATCTGCTCTGCCAGTTGGTATTCCTGTACCCTGGCCTCTTGCGGCAGCTCCCGCTGGCTGGTTGAAGTGCAATGGAGCCGCTTTCACTGCTGCACAGTACCCGAAACTTGCGCAGGTATATCCTGGACTGACGCTGCCAGATTTACGTGGTGAGTTTCTGAGAGGCTGGGATGACGGGCGAGGTGTTGATTCCGGGCGAGTGCTGCTTTCCGTGCAGTATGATGCTCTGCAGAATATTACCGGCACGCTTCTGGATATTTCTGTCGGTCCAAATAACGCCGTGTCGGGAGCATTCAGTGTTAATACTCTGACACCGAACCTTTCATCAACGCCTACGGGTGGAAATTACAAACAGGCAAACTATTCCTTTGATGCTTCCCGTGTGGCCCGAACATCGGCAGAAACCCGACCGCGTAACATCGCATTCAACTACATCGTGAGGGCCGCATAATGCAAAGTGCAGTTATAGAAAATGGTTTTGCCGTCGTTGCTGGTGAGGTTGTGGTTTTTAATTATGACAGCCTGACGCGGGTTTATTTGTCACAAACATCGGAGTTTATTCCGGTGGGCGTCAGCATTCCGGCAAATGCCTGTACGGACAAGCCACTGGCAGCAAAAAAAGGTTATGTTGTCTGCCGGAACAGTCAACTGACCGGATGGGAATATCTGGCTGATCATCGCGGTGAAACGGTCTGGAATATCAGAACCGGGGCAGAACAGCAAATTACCGTGCCGGGCGATTACCCTGCTGATACTACTATCTACCCTCCATCGACACCGTATGATAAATGGAATGGTGAACGCTGGGTGACAGATGAAGCGGAGAAAGCAGCGGCAGACATTGCTGAAGCGACAGCAACAAAAGCAGCACTTATCAAAAGTGCCGCTGAGAAAATAGAGCCGCTGCAGGATGCCGTTGAGCTGGATATGGCAACCGATCAAGAAAAGAGTAGTTATGATGCCTGGCGAAAATACCGCGTGTTGCTGACGCGCGTGGATACATCGCTGGCACCGGATATTGACTGGCCTGAACCACCCAAAGATTAATTCCGTCCCCGCGCCTGCGGGGATTTTTTTGCCCTTTCCATTGTGCCATTCACCATACATAGTCCGCCGCGTGCGCCGCGTGCATATCAACCAGAACATAGGCACACCCCCTGTAAACCGGAGAGACTGCCTTATGGCTCAGGATTACCACCACGGGGTGCGCGTTGTTGAAATCAACGAGGGCACCCGATCCATTACCACGGTGAGCACCGCCATCGTGGGCATGGTCTGCACCGGCGATGATGCTGATGCGTCCATGTTTCCCCTCAATAAGCCGGTCTTGCTGACCGATGTGCTGACCGCCAGCGGTAAAGCAGGCGAGTCCGGCACGCTGGCCCGCTCGCTGGATGCCATTGCCGACCAGGCTAAACCCGTGACCGTCGTTGTGCGCGTGGCGCAGGGCGAAACCGAAGCGGAAACCACCTCCAACATTATCGGCGGTGTGACTGCTGACGGTAAAAAAACGGGGATGAAAGCGCTGCTTTCGGCGCAGTCGCAGCTGGGTGTTAAGCCGCGTATTCTCGGCGTGCCGGGCATGACACACAGGCAGTTGCCACCGAGCTGCTGAGCGTGGCGCAGAGCCTGCGCGGGTTTGCCTATCTGTCCGCCTATGGTTGCAAAACGGTGGAAGAAGCGATTGCCTACCGTGACAATTTCAGCCAGCGCGAGGGGATGCTGATCTGGCCTGACTTCATCAACTTTGACACCGTGCTGAATGCAGATGCGACGGCTTACGCCTCCGCCCGTGCGCTCGGCCTGCGCGCCAAAATTGACGAGCAGACCGGCTGGCACAAAACCCTGTCCAACGTGGGCGTGAACGGCGTCACCGGCATTTCCGCCGATGTGTTCTGGGATCTGCAGGACCCGGCAACCGATGCGGGACTGCTCAACCAGAACGACGTCACGACGCTTATCCGCAAAGATGGCTTCCGCTTCTGGGGTTCCCGCTGCCTCAGTGACGATCCGCTGTTTGCCTTTGAGAACTACACCCGCACGGCGCAGGTGCTGGCTGACACCATCGCAGAAGCGCACATGTGGGCGGTGGATGGCGTGCTCAACCCGTCGCTGGCCCGTGACA